GAGCTAGGGATCCAACTCGGTGATATCGTATGGAATGTAGGATCTCTTCATGTGTATGAAAGACACTTTGAACTAGTCAAATGAAAATATCTAATAAGTGGGACTACAACTATTGTGAACTAGCTAGACACATTTCTGGCTGGTCAAAAGACCCATCAACTAATGTAGGTGCAGTCACTGTAGGTGCACACGGTCAGATCTTATCACAAGGATATAATGGTTTTCCTCGAGGAATAGCTGATAATTCTAGTCGATTATACACTCGTGATGAGAAGTATAAGTACATTGTACATGCTGAGATGAATTGCATATATAATGCATCATTGACCGGTGTATCGCTAAAAGATTCTACGCTATACGTGTATGGATTACCAGTTTGCTCAGAGTGCGCTAAAGGTGTAATACAAGTAGGCATTAGTCGTGTTGTGATCTATACGCCTGACATTGCATTACAAGATTTTGTTGGTAAATGGCAAGACTCTTTTATCATCAGTAGAAGCATGTTCCTAGAAGTAGGATTGGACTTTGATTGGTATGATTCAGAATGGTATGAAACAAACTCAAGCTTAAGAAAATATCTATGATTAGAGATATCGTTATATTATTAGCCCGTGGGGTTGAAGGTTGTGGAGTCACCAAACACACGGTTGAACTATCTAAGTGGTTAGATAAAAACAACTTTACATACAATGTAATTGCATCCAAAGATAAAGCATGGTCAAGAAAGAAGTGCCATGATGTTAAGAATTTGCAAGAATATAAGTTTGCAAACAATTCTGATATTGATACTATCATTTCTCGTTGTAATCGAGCTGATATAATCATACTTAATTCTTTACCAGCAAAAAGTAATGATCGTGGTAAAGGCCATGGTGATGAGTGTGTTGCTGGTTATAAGCGTATCTTAGAGAGTGTTACAACGCCATTTGTGCTCATTCAACATGATCATATCATGCATTCGATTAAGCGCAATGAAGCATTGAAAGAATCAATCGATAAATCAAAAGTTATCTTTGCTCATAGCGATAGCGGTGACTTTGCAACATTTGTAAATGAAGATCATTCAACTGGAACAGCAGCTTCACTGATGAACTTCTTTGAGGAAGAAAAGAAACCATTCTATACGTTTCAACCAGGGATGATGTTTGATGAACTAAGAGAAAAGTATTGGCAACCTATAGAAGAACAAGATCATAGGGCAAACAAATGGATCGGAAGAACTACTTCATGGAAAGGTTATAACCTCATGATGGATTTCCATAATAGATTTTTGAAACCTAATGGATACTTGACAACTCTTGAAGGCATTGAAAGATCACCAGCATTCATAGATTTTAAAGCAAAGCATACCGATAAATTCATCAATTATGTAGCTGGTTCTATTGATCCTGATACAATTGATCTAACTAAGCACTATGGTGATCATGCTGTATGCTTTACATTATACAATAATGATAAGATGTTGAAGAGAGCAGCAAAAACTGCTTTTTGTTATCAGTTATCTATTCTTGCTCCTCGGTTCATTAAGCATTCAATTGAATACACTCACTGTGAGTTAGCAGCTATAGGAACTATTCCTATCTTTCGTAAAGAATATGGAGACGCTTGTATTCATCGAGGACAAGGCAAACCACTGACTGAATGCAAAGACAGTGGCACCATTTGGATGTCAGAAAATGGTATGAGTGACGCTCTCGAGATGATAAATAAACTATCGAGAGATCATGTGATGAGGGATGAACATCGTCACATGGCATATAACTTTTACAAAGAACACCAAGACTCGTCTTACGTGTTCGCTGATATGATGGTGAAGATACAAAAACATGTTTAAACACGCTACTATAGTTCCTCTCATAGGTGGTGAGACACTAGGTTCAATGAAAGCATTTGGTACTCCTCCTGAGTACCTTATGTCTTATAAAGCGTTTCATAAAAACGATTCTCATATTGTCAATTATTTTAGAAATAGTATACCATACTATGTTTTGGATGATGATGCTAAACCAAAGAACAAAGTCGATGTGATAGGATCAGTTTGCCCATGTGCTGGCTTGTCGATGTTATCACAAGGCTATGGTGATGATAATCCTAACAATAAATGGCTCATTGAAACTACAAAGTATGTTTTGTCTGAGTTAAAGCCAAAAGTGTTATGGGGTGAGAATGCTCCACAATTGATTGGTAAGATAGGTGTCAACATTCGTGCACAGATGTATAACATTGCTCGTGACAATGGATATAGCATGACGATCTATAAGACACGATCATTGCTTCACGGTGTTCCTCAGGTAAGAGACAGAACGTTCTATTTCTTTTGGCAAGGTGATCGTGTTCCTTTGTTAAATTACTATGAGACACCATTAACAAGGATCGAAGACGTCATCCTAGGCATTAAGACGACTAGTCAGATGGAACCAATCAATCCAAACAAACCTACTGAAGATCCTTATTACAAGTTTGTATTGGAAGAGATCCATGGTGGAATCACACATCGTCAGTTTTTTGATATCGTCGATACCAATAAAGAAGTCAACATAGCAATGTATGCTCAAAAGATGGGATACAACTATAAGCAGATTGCTGACTGGATGAACAATCGTGGATATGAAAAAGAAATCAAAAAGTGCATGTATAAGTTTGATAAGCTTAATGATGGAAAGAACGTGATGCAAAGAGGAACGACTGTTCCTAAAGGTTACATTGGCGCATTTGTAAGTCACTACCCACTGACGCTTACTCATCCTCATGAAGATAGATTCATCACTTATCGAGAAGCTATGTCCATCATGGGTATGCCAGAAGACTTTGAATTATTAAACGCTAGGAGATCTTTCAATCACATTTGCCAAAACGTTCCAGTTCAAACAGCAGTTGATATGGCTACTGAGATACGTGAATATCTAAGTGGAAATAGAGAAATGATTGACAGCACTTACGTATTTCAGTATAATCAAAACAAGACACATAAAGTTATGGATGAAAGGAAAACAACTCTAGAGGAGTTCTTTACATGATTGATTACAAATATAATGAAGATAGTGCTATCAAGTTGATACAGGAGTATATTGACTCAACTTATACTCAGCATTATAGTGGTAAGTATCAAGCAACTGACATGATCATTGACGCAGGACACGGTACTGGGTTCTGTATCGGAAACATCATGAAGTATGCTAAGAGGTATGGAAAGAAGGATGGCCACAATAAGAAAGATTTATTAAAGATCATTCATTATGCGATCATTCAACTATATGTCCATAGTGGCCAAACTAAAGAAGAAAAGACTAAGACAGAAGAAATTCTCAATACTCTATCTACAATTCCTATTAAACATGTAACTTCTTGTTATAGAAATTACATACTAGAAAACCCAGATGATATGTGTCATGCATGTGATTGTTGGAAGAGTAAAAAAGTAAAGTATTCATAATAACCTGAGGAGATAATGATGAGCGAAGAACAAAATAATGGGTTTCAAGTAAAAGTTCCCGTAGAAGTCTTACGACAGAGGAAACTATTTCTTGCTACTCCGATGTATGGCGGCCAGTGTGCAGGTATGTTTGCACGATCGGTAGCGGACCTTGCAGCTTTGTGTACACAGTATGGAGTACAGCTTCAGCTTTACTTCTTGTTCAATGAATCGTTGATTACACGAGCAAGAAATTATTGCTGTGATGAGTTCATGAGATCAGGCGCAACTCACTTGATGTTCATTGACTCAGACATCGGATTCAATCCTCAGGATGTGATCGCTCTTCTTGCAATCCAAGACGATACCAGCCCATACGATGTAATCGGTGGTCCTTATCCTAAGAAGTGTATCTCATGGGAAAAGATCAAGATGGCAGTCGACAAAGGTGTTGCTGATGAAGATCCTAATCGTCTTGAGAAGTTCGTAGGCGATTACGTTTTCAATCCTAAGTCTGGCCAATCGCAGATTCCTATCAATCAACCAGTAGAAGTATCTGAGATTGGTACAGGATTTATGATGATTCGTCGTCGTACTTTTGAGAAGTATATGGAAGCTTTTCCAGAACTATCTTACAAGCCAGATCACGTACGCACAGAACACTTTGATGGTTCACGTGAAATCATGGCGTATTTTGATTGTATCATTGATCCAGTATCCAAGAGATACTTGTCAGAAGATTACATGTTTTGTTATAATGTTCAGAAGATGGGTGGACAAGTTTGGTTCTGTCCCTGGATGCAGCTACAGCATGTAGGAACATACATCTTTGGTGGTTCACTCGCAGATCTGGCATCCATCGGCGCAGCAGCTACAGCTGACGCTGGTCTATTGAAGAGAAAGAAGTGAGGTAAATGATGAAACTAAGTGCAAAGACTTTGCAGGTGCTAAAGAATTTCAGCACCATCAATCCGTCTATCATGTTTGAATCCGGTAATGTCCTGAGTACTATCTCTCCGCAAAAATCGATTATGGCTAAAGCTAAGATCGATGAAGCAATTGAGACTAACTTTGGTATTTTTGATTTGAATCGATTCCTAGGCGTGTTGTCTCTATTCAATGATCCTACCCTCTCGTTTCATGAGAACTTTGTTAAGATCTCAGATGGAAAGAAGAGTGTAAACTTTATCTTTGCAGATCCGGTTACGATGGTAGTTCCTCCTAAGAAGGAAATCAAAATCAGTGATCCGTACGTATCATTTGATCTAAGCAATGAAACGTTTCAGAGTGTCATGAAGGGTGCCAGCATCCTTCAGTTGCCTGAGATTGCAATTGAAGGAAGTAATGGTCGACTATACTGTAAGGCAGTTGATGTTAAGAGTCCATCCAATAATTCATTTGAAATCGATCTTCAAGATGAATTAAAGAAGTTTAAGATCATCTTCTCATGCAACAACCTCAAGCTTCTGAACAAGGATTATAACGTTCAGATTGCCAAAGGTATAGCACACTTTGTCTCTACTGATAATGAGATCGAATACTTTATTGCAACTGAAACCACTAGCACATATGGTGATTGAATATGATTGAACAGGATAAGAGTGAACTGCGTGGAGTATTACAGGAAATCTCAAACTCAATGACACGAATGGCAGGAGAAAAAGATTATATCAAAGAAGCAATCAATGCAGCATGTGAAAAGTATCAACTGAACAAGAAATTCTTAAGGAAGATGGCAAAGGTATATCATCAGAATAATTTTACTGATGAAGTATCTGATATGGAAGAATTCCAGAAATTGTATGAAACTATTATATTGACATAAGTTTTATTGAGGTTTATAACATGGTTCGTGATGATTTTTTGTGGTCTCAAATGTATCGTCCAAAGACGGTATCCGAATGTATTCTACCAACTGATCTAAAGAACACCTTTCAGCAGTTTGTCGATAAGGGTTCCATTCCAAATATGCTTCTAACTGGTCGTGCTGGAGTGGGTAAAACCACTGTGGCACGTGCTATGTTGGATCAACTTGATTGTGATTATATGATTATCAATGGATCGATGAATGGCAACATCGATACTTTGAGGAATGACATCAATCAGTTTGCTTCATCAATGTCATTGATCGGTGGACGAAAGTATGTTATCTTGGACGAAGCTGATTACTTGAATCCAAACTCAACTCAACCAGCTCTTCGTAACTTTATGGAAGAGTTCTCGAAGAACTGTGGATTCATCTTGACTTGTAACTTTAAGAATCGTATCATCGAGCCTCTACACAGCAGGTGTACTGTCATCGATTTTAAGATTCCTAATAATGAAAAAGACAAGATGGCTTCACAGTTTATGAAGAGAATCAAGTCTATTCTTGATAGGGAAGAAGTTGAGTACGACCAAGCAGCAGTAGCTCAGCTCATCATCAAGTATTTTCCCGATTGGCGTAGGGTGTTGAATGAATTGCAACGATACTCTGCCACAGGAAAGATTGATACTGGAATCCTAGCCAATACGAGTGATGACAACATCAAAGCTCTGATTGGATTCCTAAAAGAGAAGTCATTCACAGGTATGCGTAAGTGGGTTGGCGAGAACAGCGATGTTGATACAACTATGTTGTTCAGAAAGATCTATGACATAGCATCTTCTGTAATGAAGCCAGTTTCTGTTCCTCAGTTGGTATTGATCCTCGGTGATTATCAGTTTAAGTCTGCTTTTGTAGCCGATCATGAAATCAACATCGTGGCTTGTCTAACCATGATCATGACTGAGTGTGAGTTTACATGAAGCCGTTTGACTATGTCAATGCGGTGAGTGATACTAAAAAGAACCTGATGGTTGACACAGAAAATGATGAGCTTGCAGAAAAGGGATACAACCCGTACCTAACAAACAAGTCGTTGTCGTATCACATGGACGTGATACTCTATGTCAATGAAATGAATATGTATCCAGGATTGGATAACAAGCTTCAGTTTGAGTATTACTTAAATGGTATACCTAAGAAAAAGAGGTTTAGCAAATGGGCAAAGAAAGTTGATAATGATGATATCGATGTAGTGTCGCAGTGGTATGGTTGTAGTTACTCCAAAGCAACTGAAATCCTAAAAATAATAAATAAAAGTACATTGGATTTGATTAAACAAAAATTACAAAAAGGTGGAGTAACACAATGAATGTTATAGAATCACTTATTCAAGTTGAGCTTGAGCAACAGGAAGATTTTCTTAA